TGCCGTGGTGTGAGTAGGTGCGCCGCTGGGCATTGGCTCGGCGGCGTTCCTTTGTCTATGCCCCCCCCTGTGCGGCTCTCGGATGGCATGAAAAGCCCCCGCCACAATGGGCGGGGGCTGGATGTACAATAACCTCTAAAAACCGTGAGCTTTTACATAGTCGCTTGCGCTTGATTCAGTTTTAAACGAAAACGGCGTATTGCTTGCAGTTCCATCAGTTTTCATTCTGCACACTTTCCAGCGCGTTTTCCTGTTTTCGTCTTTTTCTGCAAAAACCAGCATGCCGGTATACTCTGTCATAGCTTTTAGCCTCCATTATACAGTTTATCGATCTTGCTGTAAATGCCGGATAATATGCGAATTGTCGCGGCGTGACTTCTTGCAAGGCTCGTTAGCTTGCTGCTGATAGCTGATCTCCGTTTGTCGCTTGCGTGTTTATACTCTTTTTTGAGGTCGGCTTGCTCTCGCTCGATTGCATCAAGAACGGTGAAATACTCGTCCTTTTGCTCCTTCAAGCGCTCGATCTCTTCGGCGGTGAAGTAATCCGGTTCGGGTTCCGCTTCGGGGGAGGCGGGTGCTTCATCGGGCGGCGGCTCGTATTCCTCGACGCGGTACGGCTCCAAATGGATGCGGCGTAGGCGCAGAAGGATGACCATCCACACCGCCACACTCAGAAGAAACAGCGTCACACGCTCACCCCCCTCGGCGCAGCCGTTGCGCTGCATTCGCAAATCTTTTTTACAGCGCCGATAACATCGGCAGGGATTCCTTCAAGTGTTTTTTTAAGCAGAAAGCCCGAACTATATTCATAGATTAAAAAGGTGCCGTTTTCATAACGAAAAATATAGTCTTTTCTGCAATTCTGAAGGCGAAAAGCATAAACGCTGGACGGCTTCCCGTCCTGATATGTCACAAGCGCTTCAAGTGAATATGTTCCTATTTTTTTGTAATAGGACATATTCGTGCGCATATTATCAAACTGAAACCCGTTCATCTTTAGGCGGTCAAAGTCGGTTATATCGTCCAACCCGTTCGGGTATTTGAGAAAAAAGGTGTTTTCTGGCGTGAACCAACTGATCCCAAGTCTACGACATTCTTTAAGTGTGCAATCTCCTTCCCGATCTGGACGACCGTTTTCTGAATAGGTGCAAACCCTTTTAAGGGTTTCAATGGTTGTTTTTGTTTGAACTGTTACGCTTTCGCCGTTTTCATTGATCGTTGTATTTGTTTCTGTGCTTGTTTTGCTGTCAACCGCTCTTTTCATGTGCCAAAAACAGCCAGCGCAACCCTTATTCTCCATTTTGGTAAAGTGCTCTTCTTCTTCGCCGCTCTTTATCAATGCGCCGCAATAACGACACTTCCCCATGTTGCGCCGCGCGTCGTCCATGATAGCAGAAATATCTTTGTCAAAAATTCTTCTGCCGTCTGCGGTGTTGTACTGGCTGCAAAATAAGTTTCTAGTATCAATGTCAACCCACTTTTGACTGTCTTTCAGTAAAGCTTTCATGGTTTTTCCTCCTCACTCTGTCACGCTATCGGCGCGCTCGATTAGGTAGCAGTCATACAGTCGACCAGAGGCGACAGAACGGACTGAGTATCCGCCGCGCTTGAACAGGTCGAGCAATGAGGACATACCCACGCCGCCCTCGAAGTAAGGCAGAACGGAATGCCCGGAACCACAGCCAAGCACATCGCCCCAGCCGTACCTAGTGCGGGCGCTCTTGCTGTGTTGGTCTGCCCCCTCGGCAAGTGCAGCCTCGGCGCGGTCATACAGGACGCGGAGCGCTTGCGGCTGTGCGTTGAGCGCGTCTTCTTTCGGCGACGCATTCAGCAATCGCCTCTTTCCTCGTTATCCGCTCATATCCTTGCATTTCCGCTAGCTCCTCGTCGATGGAGCTGCCACAATATGCAAGGCGATATTGATTCCTAAAGTCACCGCGTCTTATCCAATAGCTGCGCATCATACCACCCCCTTAAATTTTGGCGTAACGATGGCTTGATCCCGCCACCAATTCACACCGCCGCCAGCAAGGCCAAACAGGTCGAGAAAGCTGTTGACGTGTTTCATAGTTGTAGCGCTTTCGCCCGCCCAATAGCGGCTAAAGTTCCCGTTGTTGTCTATACCGCAGACGATTGTATTGTAGCTTTGTAACAGCTTGCTACCGTTTTTTTCGATGACCTTAGCTTTGCCGTAAAAAGATTTTTGTCTCGTGCACGGTATAAGCTCGTAGCATTTTGTTTCTGACATGATTGTTACCTCCAAAAAGTAATAAATTTTCGCAAGTTGGTGTTACATCAGAGACGCGCTATCTCTCACATCTTGGCCGCTTGTAATCCTTGCGTCAACAATCTTTTTTGCGCCCTTGTAGTTGGTTGCTCTAACAAGTAGCTTGTCGCTGTCGGCGCTGTACTGGCTGTGCGTGTTGTAGATGTACAGCCTGTCAAGGTTATCTCTGCCGATAATGTAGCCGCGGTACTTAATCATTTTTTTGTTCCCCCTGTTTAGCGATATCAGCGCGTATTAACGCCTTGATGTAGCCTTGTTTGTTGTCCTGCCGCTTGACTTGCTCGATCAAACCCGGTTCTGTTGCGCGGTTAAAGGTTGTTGATAGCGTCCAGAGATTTTTTTTGCGGTACCTGTTTTGTGGTGTGTCTTGCATTTGATCTACCTCCTGTCAAGTTTTTGTCGGGCGCCTCGCCCGTTGCAAGTGTATAATATAATATGCGATTGCATATGTCAAGAGCTTTTTGGTTTTTTTGGCTCAACTTACTGGAGCACGGCGAAAACAACCGCATCCTTGATTATGTACTCGCCATCGTCCTTGCCATACTCCATGCTGTCGCCTCCGATCAGGTACACATTATCGCCGTAGTATGTGTTGGCGATCTTGATCGCCTTGTCGATGTCCTCAACACACGATATGCCGACGCAGCACGTGCCGTCTAGATAATCGTTTGTCGGCTCGTTGTCCTCCCACTCGTGCGAGGTTGCTGTGCGGTCGCCAACGTTGTATACAGCGTCGTCATCTATCCGGATACCGTAGTACCCAACCCCGCCGCGCTCCATGGCGTCCTCGATCTTTTTGCGGTCAATCTTGTGGTTAATCATCGCTGTTGTCCTCCTGTCTTGTGATGATATTATTATAGGCATATGCGCGCGCATATGTCAAGAGTTTTTTGCAAGATTTTTTTGCAACGCTGTGTACTCTATTTTTGCGCCTGTGTACTGCTGTATATATGTATGTGCACAGTAATTATTGCTGTGTATGTGTAGCAGTCCCGCAAGGCTTGATTGTCGCTATATCTAGTCCTGTTTGGTGGTATGAGACTAACCCCAAAGATTTAATAGCATAATACGCGAAATTAAACAAAATAATCATTTTTTGCAATTTTGCTGTGTAGCGACACAACATCTTGTGTACATACCCCGTGGGGGATACAAGATATGGGATTATAGGCCGGGTTAGCCCTCCAAATACCGACAATTCAAATCCAAAAATTGCCAAAAAGCGCCGAATCCTCAAAAATTCGGCTCTTTTTTGCTTTCGGAAGCAAGGATTGTGCTACAAAAGCTGCTTTCTGTTGATAGACTTACTTGGCAACGCAAAATTTTTGAGTGAAAGTCGATTTTCACGTTGGAAAGAAGAAGAAAGAAAAGAAGCAAAAGAAAGAAGAAGAATATATATATATATTTATTATCTCTCTTTATTTCTTTTCTTTGGTTCTTTCTTTTCTTTCTTTCTCTCTAACTTTTGACTTGACAAGGTTGGATTGTGAGTTTATACTGCATGACAAACACAGGTGGTCGGTAGTGCGGAGGTGGGAGCATGAAGCTGACGAATTGCGTAAATTGTGGTGCGCCGCTTGTCGGTTGCAAGTGCAAGCATTGTGGGGCGGAGTATGACGATAGTGGCGTTCACGCTTCTTTCACGGAAGATGGTATTTTTGGTACGCTGAAAGTTGGTGGCATTGAATACCCTGTTTATCTTGAAAGCGTCACTTGTGACCGCGCTTTTTGTGACCACGTCTTGCCTTTCGGCGCGCTTTTCACAGATTTTAAGCACAAGTTCGTGCTGAGGGAGTGCTGAGGGAATGAGACGTTTAACGAATGAAGACCTTGACGAGCTACCAGCGAATTACATCGAGTACATACCGAGCGGCGAGCAGCAAAAAGTGGGAGAGATTGACGTAGAGCGAAGCAAAAAATTGTATGAGTACATCACCATCCGAAATATTTTGAGTCGCGCTGGGGTTCCGCTCGCCGAGCTTAAACAACAAACAGATCGACTGTGGGATAAATTCCGCCGAAAAGGAGTTAGCGCCATGAGAACCATCCAGATGAGAACCATCCAGACAGCGTACATACTGAGCGACGAGCAATGGGAGCGGCTCACTGCCATCCACAAGAAGCTACGCAAGGCCGGTATGTTCGATGGGCACAGCGAAGAGGAAATGCTGCGCTTTAAGATGGACGCAGACCAATCACACTACATCGACTGCGTTTTAGATGCGTTAGAGCAGGATTATTACCGCTATTTTGGAGATGGCACGTCCGTGGGGTCGATGAATTGTACATGACAACGGACAATGTAGAGCAATCCATTGGGTGTACACTGGATCGTTCAGTATTCAAGCGTAGGTGGTGTTTTGATGGATAATGGGAAAGCGTTGTTGAAAGAGTGGCAAGACAGGTTGGGCTTGCAAGATTGGCATATCAAGCTGGTGGACGGTTGCGCTCCCGATGAAATGGCTCTTGAAAACTGTAATGGTTGCACGGAGTTTACGGAAAGCGCAAAGACGGCAAAAATCGAAATTCTTGACGAGAAGTATTACGGCGAGCGGATTGTTCCGTATGACTACGAAAAAACGCTTGTTCACGAACTGCTGCACTTGAAAACGAGCCTTGTTTCTGATGGCGTTGGCGAGTTGCAAGGGCGCGTGATGCACCAAATAATTGACGATTTAGCAAAGGCGTTTGTAAGAGCAAAGAGATTTGGGAGCGCAAACGAGCCGCGTTAGGTTTTAGGTGATGCTGATGGCTGACAGGTATGAAAGTGTGGTGCGCTTTTGATGGAAGTTGACGAGTTGAGTGTAGAAGATCAGATTTCGTACTACAAGGGAAAACTGAAAGAGTTGCGCGGTAAACGCGCTTGTTCATACTGCGGAGCGGTAGGTGTTTATGCAAAGGGGATGTGCGTAAACTGCTATCACCGTTTTTTGCGAAACGGGTCGGCTGATTTCAAGTATCGTGGCGCAATGAAGACAAAGATTCCTTGGAGGGAAAAACTTGGCATTGATGTTGTTGGGTCAATCTTTACTTTGCCAAACGACTACGATGAGTCGGTTGACTTTGTTTTGAAGAACACCTTGTCGGATAGGTGTTGCGATTTCGTGCTGAAACGATATGCAGACGGATTGACGCTTAGAAAAGTCGGAGAAGAGTTTGGAGTTACGCAAGAAAGGGCGCGGCAAATATTAAGCAACTCTATCAGATTGTTGCGCCACCCACGCCGTGTTAAGTATTTTACAGTTGGCAAAGAGGAGATAACTGAATCAGAGGGGCGCGAAGAAGAAGCAAAAATGTTGGAGTTTCTTGCTTCCGCAAAGAAAGTCGCAGAAGAAAAGCAAAATGCACTTTCCGAAAAAGAATTTAGAAAATCCGTTGGTTCGGCAATACCCATTGAACAACTTGAATTGACCGTTAGGGCATTTAATGTTCTTGCTAGAGGTGGCATAAAGACAATGGCTGAAATTGATGAAGCCTACGGTGATGATGGAAATGGGATTCTTGCACTCCGAAATTGTGGTCAAAAAACATTGCGGGAAATCGGCAAAATTGTAGAAGATTTCCGTTCCCGCTGTTCTTTTGAGGCTTGCTGATGGCTGACAAGGTGCTTGAACTTAAAAACGCGCTTCTTGGCAAGGGCGAGTTGGGTATGCTTGCCGATTGTCTTGAACTGTGCAAGGCTGATAGAGACTATCAGACGGCAAAGGCGGTGTTGGCGAAAGCGGCAGAGTTGATTCAGCGCGGAAAAGCTGATGCGGCGGTGATAGCGGACGATGCGTTGCTGTTCCTTGCCCCTGTTGACTTTGACAGCTACTTGCGGTACATGGAGAAAGACAGGGCGTTTGAGAAGTCGTTCTATGCACCTAGGCGCAAGCAGTTGAAGCCGCTGGTGGATGCTTTGCAAGACTTGGCTGATGGGCGGTTGGAACTGCTGACAATAAGTCTCCCGCCCGGCGTCGGCAAGACCTCTACGGCTTTGTTCTACCTCTCGTGGCTTGCTGGCAGACACCCGGAACAGCCCATCTTGACGGGTTCACACTCTGCTTCATTTGTCTCCGGGACTTATGGCGAGATACTGCGTCTGTTGGACGAGAACGGCGAGTACCATTGGCATGAAGTGTTCCCGAAATTGGCTGTGACATACACAAACGCAAAGGACTTGCTGATTGACATTGGCGAGAGCGGGAGCAAAGGCAAGCGTTTTGCCACGTTTGAGTTTACTTCCACTGGTGCTGGAAACGCGGGTAAATTGAGAGCTGGGCAGTTGCTCTACTGCGACGATCTAATCCCCGACTTGGAAACTGCGCTTTCCGCTGAACGCCTTGAAAAGTTGTGGCAACAGTACACAACGGACTTGCGGCAGAGGAAAATCGGTGGCTGTGCTGAACTCCACATAGCAACCCGCTGGGCAACAAAGGACGTTATCGGGCGCTTGGAGTTGCAGTATGAGGGTTCGGGCAAAGCGCGGTTTATCAATCTCCCCGCATTGGACGAGAACGACGAATCAAACTTTGACTACCCTATTGCCGCTGGCTTCTCCACGAAGTTCTACCACGAACAGCGCGAAATCATGGACGATATTTCGTGGAAAGCGTTGTACATGGGTCAATGCGTAGACCGCGAGGGAAGGTTGGTAGAGCCGTCCGAGCTGAAATATTTCAGCGAATTGCCTGATAGGGAGCCTGATAATGTTTTTGCCGTCTGCGATACGAAAGAGCAAGGATTAGATTACTGTGCAATGCCTGTTTTCTATCAATACGGTGATATGTTCTATGTCAATTCCTTTGTCTGCGATAACGGCAAAGTTGAGTTGGTCGAAGCAAAAGTAGCTCAACGGCTTGTTGACGAGCGTGTAAAGTCCGTTCAGATCGAATCTAACCGTGGCGGCACATTGTTTGCTAAGGCTGTTGAGGATAAGATTAAGGCACTTGGCGGTTTTACTCACATTGTTTGCCGTTGGACACAATCGAACAAAGAAACAAGAATAATAGCAAACTCAGCGTATTTCAAGTCTCACTTTGTGTTCCGAAATCCAGACGATGCGAAAACCGACAAAGAGTATCGCACGGCATTGACGCAGTTGTTCAGCTATTCGATGGTAGGAAAGACGGCGCATGATGATGTACCAGATGTTTTGTCTTTAAGCGTGGATTACATCATGCGGTCGGCTGGAAACAAGGCAATCATTGTCAAGCGTCCGTTTTAGCGAAAAAAGTTTCAAAAACCTCTTGACAGCAAAAGATTGTCTTTGGTATAATATAGGCGAGAAAAGGCGGGGAGTGATGCTGTGCTTACAGATGAGAACATCAAGTGCATAGAGCGCGTTCTTGCCGCTGACGTCAGAGTAGAACTTGTCCCGAATCAGAAAGCTGGCACGGTCAAGGTGCTGGCTGTCGAGCGAAAAGAAGTCAAAGCGAACTAAATAACTGACCTCTGCGATAAGGGGTTTCGCGGAGAAGAACCGAGAGTGGTTGTTTCCATTTTGGAAATGACTGCTCTTTTTTGTTTGTAACAAGGGGTGAACGCATGACGGACAATGAGAATCCGATTATCTGCAACGATATGTACGGGCGCTTGGATATCTACGCGACCAACGATGTTATCACAGCAGATAACGTGATTGAAGAACTGAATACCGCTTTGCCGTATCACGTTCAAAACCTGTTGCAAGAGGATTTTCTGTACTGGTATAGGCGCAATGTTCAGCCGATTCTGCATCGTAGAAAGGAAGTTCGCCCCGAAATTCTCAATATCGTGCAGGAGAACCACGCAGACGAGATTGTTGCGTTCAAGAACGGCTACTTCCTCACTCAACCAGCGTTCTATGTAAGCCGCAACGAGGGGGCACAGGACAAGGTTGATAAGCTGAACGAGTTTCTTTATCGGAGCTACAAGCAACAGGTCGATAACGAGCTTGCTGACTGGTTCCACATGGTAGGCAAGGCTGTCTGCTACATCGAGCCTGACCGCGACAACGACCCTGATTGTCCGATTCACGCCTATTCTCTTGACCCGCGCAGCGCGTTCGTGATTTACAGTCTGCGTCCCGGCAACGAGCCTCTTATGGGCGTTAATATGGTGGTATCTGAAGGCAAGGCGAAGTTCGATGTTTACACACGCGATACTGTCTACCATCTGTCTGGCGGTGCTACGGGTAGGCTTATGACTGCGCAAGTGAATCACGATTTCCTTGCTACGGCAATTAGCCTTGACAGTCAGGAGCCGAACGCGCTTGGGCTTATCCCGATTATCGAATACCGCTACAACTCCATCAACATGGGTGCGTTTGAGGCGGTGTTGCCGCTTCTCGATGCTATCAACAGCGTGGAAAGCAACCGCATTGACGGTGTTGAGCAGTTCATTCAGAGCCTTGCTATTGCTACCAACTGCGAGTTCCCCGAAGATACCACGGTAAACGATATTCGCAAAGCTGGCATGATTGTTTTGCGGTCTATCGGTGAGAACAAAGCCGATTTCAAGGTGCTTTCGGAGCAGTTAGATCAGCAGCAAACGCAGGTGCTTGTAGACCATCTGTATGAGCAGATGCTTAGAATCTGCGCTATGCCGTCCAGCACAAAGGGCGGAACAAGCACAAGCGACACGGGCGCTGCGGTGTTGGCGCGGGATGGTTGGTATCAAGCTGATGCGGCGGCGCGGAACACGGAGGACTTGTTCAAGAAATCAAACAAGCAGTTTGACCGCATTTTCGTTGAAATTTTGAAGATGCGCGGATTGCTTGACATTTCGCTGAATGACTTTGAACTGAACTTCGTGAGGAATGAGACTTCCAACTGTCAGTCTAAAGCGCAATCCTGTCAGACGATGCTTGCGGCTGGTCTTGCGCCAGAGTTGGCTTTTGCGAAGTCTGGCATCTCCAACGACCCCGTTGCGGATGTGAAAATGTCCGACAAGTATCTGCGGATGATTTGGGGCGACCCAGACAAGGTTGACGAAACCGAGCAGACAAACGGTGGCAACGGTGAAGCAATCATTGTTGAAGAAGATCGCAACAATGGCGAGAACGAGACTGGCGGTGCAGTATGATTAAACTTTCTATACTGACCCCCGTTTACAATCAAGAGGAACTTGTCATTAAGGGGTTAGATAGCATCCCTCGCCGTGACGATATTGAGGTCATTGTCCGCGATGATGGTTCTACGGACAATACTATCAAAAACTTGAAGAAGTACGCAAAGACAACCGACTTGAATCTCACCATTCAAGCTAACGGAGAGAATCACGGCGTAGCGTACACGGCGAACCGCCTGTTGAAATCGGCGCACGGCGAATACTTCCACTTCCTCATGTCGGACGATATGCTTTTCACGGAGGCGTACAACGGTCTTATCGAAACACTGTATCAGAATCCAGATGTTGACATTCTCGCCATGAATCTGCAAATTAACAGCGGCGAGTTGTTTGTTCTGAATCCGAGTAATGACAACCTCTGGTGCGCTCAAGCCTGTCGGTTCATTCGCAGAAGCTTGGCCGATGGTATCAAGTACCCCGAAGAAGTGAAGTGCGGAGAGGACTTATATTTCCACACAGAAATGATGGCGCGGCATCCGAAAGTCATGTACTCAGATGTGACCGCATACCGCTACAACTTTCCGAGAGAGGGTAGTCTGCTGAATCTGCACAATCGCGGACTTATTTGAAAGCTATGGGGAGAACGTTAAACCTAAAAAATGTCATATACTTCCCAGACTTCAACGCGTGCGGCGGTGTGGAGACATACTGCTACGAAATGGGATTGAAGTACGGGCGGGATTACGACATTACCGTGCTTTACAAGAAAGGCGACCCCGGTACGCTTGCGAAGATTGCAAAGACGGTTTCGCGGGTGATTCGCTTTCGTGACACGGACAATATTGTGTGCGAAACGTTTTTGTTCGGATATGACCGCACTGTGCTTGACCGTGTAGAAGCTAAAGAGTGCGTTCAGATGTTTCATAGTGACTTCTGGGCGAGGAAGTTGAACATCGGCAAGTGCGAACAGGCGACAAGGCTTGTGAGCGTGTCGGAGAGCGTTGCGAAAAACGCCCGTGGATATTATGGCGGCGAACGCGAGGTTGAAGTCATATACAACCCGTACACGCCGAAGAAGCCGCGCAAGGTTCTGAACCTTATCAGCGCGACACGGCTTTCTCCCGAAAAGGGCATGAAGCGGATGATTTCGCTTTCAAATGCTCTTGACGAGGCGGGAATCCCGTTCCATTGGAATGTTTACACGGACATTCCGCGAGACTTCCCGAACAACAGCGTGAGCGTCCTGCCGAGCAGACATGATGTGTTTGATTTCGTTGCACGGGCTGACTACCTTGTGCAGTTGTCTGACAGCGAGGCTTATTCCTACAGCACGGTTGAAGCACTGTGTGTCGGAACACCCGTTATTGTTACTGACTTGCCTGTGCTTCACGAAATCGGCGTAGTGGACGGAAAGAACGGTTTCATTCTCCCGCTGGATATGAGCAACATTCCTGTTGATCGCATCTACAAGGGATTGAAGAAGTTTGAATACACGCCGAAAGAGAGCCACTACGAAAAGGTTCTTGTCAAGGGCAACGCGGCGTATGAGGACGATAAGGGCGGTTTGGTGGATGTTCGATGCAAAAAGCACTACTTCGACATTGAATTGAACTCCGACCAATACCCAAACGATATGCAGGCGGTGACGTGGGAACGTGCCGACAAACTGTTAAAGCTGGGTGTTGTGGAAGTGGTGTGATATGAACATTCTGCCGATTGACGAACTCAATACGTTTGAGACAGGTTTTAACGAGCGGGTCAAGGCAAATGACGGCACACTTCCAGACCTTGAAGATATGCTTGACGAACTGCTTGACTTGTTCCTGTTGGCTTATGCAAGCGGTGTAGAAGCGGCAAAGTCAGACTTAGGCGTGGAAGTGTCGCCGAGCGCGGATGATGCTGACAAAGCAATCTATCAAGCAGTAGCCGGCGAAACATGGGAACAGCGCGTAAAGAAGTACAAGAATGACGGCGGCACTCCCGCTGACATATACCGCATAGCCGAAACGGATATGACGCGGATATACAACACGGCGGTACTCGATACTGTCAAAGCGAACGGCGTTGAATCTACGACCTACAAAAAGTGGAACGCTATCCTAGACGATCGAACGAGAGACGCGCACATATACCTTGACGGCGTAGTTGTTCCTTATGGCGAGGATTTCTACACCTATGATGGCGACCACGCTAGAGCGCCGGGGCTGTTCTCAAAACCAGAGAACGTAATAAATTGCCGCTGCGTGTGTGAGTTGATTAGAAAAGACGGTTGAATAACGTGGGGATAGGGTAGCTCCCGACAAGACGGCGACCTTGGCTGTTTTCCCCCGTTTTCATAACAAGGTGTTATCGAAAGGGGATAACAATGGAAAGAAAATACGTTGTTTATCGGCATACCTGTCCGAACGGGAAAGTATATATCGGGATAACAAAGCAATTTCCAGAAAATCGTTGGAAAAACGGGATTGGGTATAAGAGCAGTCCTCATTTTTGGAACGCAATCCAAAAATACGGTTGGGAGAATATTAAACACGAAATATTGCATAGCGAATTGCCAAAAGACGATGCTTGCAAATACGAGCGTGAATACATAGAAAGCCATAATTCCACAGACCGCAGATTTGGTTATAACGAAAAGAGCGGTGGCGAAATTGGCGTTATATTTAGCGAGATTGTTCGCAAAAAAATTTCGGATGGAGAAAAAGAGTTTTATAAATTGCATCCAGAAAAGCGCGAAGAAATATCTCGCAGAATAACCGGGTTCCATCATAGCGAAGAATCAAAAAAGAAAATGAGTATAGCAAAAACTGGAACGCATTTCGTTATGACAGATGAATGGAAACGGAAAATTGGCGAGTCGAACAAAAGAACTTACAGCGAAAACACAGAGTTGCGAAATTCCGCAGCTAATAGAATGAGAGAATACGGGTTGAGTAAATCAATTAAAGTAGAACAACTTGACTTGGACGGGAATGTGATTGCTACTTATGACAGCCTACATGACGCAAGCAGAAAAACAGGCGTTCGAAACGGTAACATAAGTAGAGTGTGTCGCGGAATCTGCAAAACGGCTGGTGGTTATAATTGGCGTTATGCCGTTAATAACAGCAGTAGGGAAACTGCTTGAACAAATCGCAAGCAAGAGACAACTTGGGTAAAAAACAGCAAACGCAGAGACAACTGCGGTAAAAAACGGAAAGGAAATTGAACATGGATGCTAACGATGTTGTACAGGCTGTTGAATCGGAGGAGCAGAGCGCTGTAGAAAAAATGAACGTAGAGAAGCCAACCGAAAAGGTTGAGGCGAAAGCTACAGACAGCGCAGAAGTTGAAAAGCTGAAACGCGCTCTTTCAAAGGCAAATAGCGAGGCAAATTCCTACAAACAGCAACTGCGTGAGAAGCAGACCGAAGCTGAACGCGCCGAAGCTGAACGCGCAGAAGCTGACAAGGCTATGCGCGAGGAACTTGAAACGCTCCGCAAGGAAAAGGCAGTCAGCGAGTACACCAACAAATGCCTTGCGTTGGATTTTGATGCTGACCTTGCAGCGCAGACGGCGAACGCTCTTGCGGATGGCAACATGGAAACCCTGTTTGATTGCCTTAAATCGTTTGTGGAGGCTACGAAAACCCGTCTGACGAACGAGGCGTTGAATAAACATCCTACGCTTTCGGCTGGTGTTCCTCCTACCACGAACAGCTCAAACGATGCAGAGTATGATAAGATGCGGCGTTATGCTGGTTTGCCGCCGCGAAAATAACATGATGAAAAGGAGAATGTAACAATGGCTACTACCGTTACTCCCGCTGTTTCCAACAACATTGGTCTTGCCTCCCGTTATCTGCCGATTCTTGACGAGGTTTACAAGGCGAGTTCCAAGACTGCCATCCTAGACACCGCCGAGGGCAACGTGCGATATGACACGCAGTATCACACGTTCTATTTGTTTGAGACTGACATGGTTGGTCTTGCTGACTATGACCGCAACGACGGTTATGTGCGCGGTGATGTGACCGCGAGTTGGAGGGCTTACGCTCCGCAGTATGACCGTGGCAGACAGTTCCTTGTCGATGTGCTTGACGATAGCGAGAGCGCAAACATGGCGTTCGGTACGCTTGCTGGCGAGTTCATGCGTACTAAGGTTGTGCCGGAGACTGACGCGCTCCGCTTTGCGAAGTATGCTACCGATTGCGCGAGTGCGAACAAGATAACCGAAACGCTTTCCAGCGCGGCGGCTACTATCGCGTCCATTGATGATGCGACTGCGCAGCTTGACGATGCGGAAGTTCCGTATGAGGGTAGAATCCTGTTTGTCAGCCCGAACACCTACAAGCTGATTAAGGGCGGAATTACGCGCATGATCGAGAACGCCGAGCGTGACGTTGACTACAACGTTGAGATTTACAACGATATGCGCGTGATTACGGTTCCGTCTGCGCGTTTCAACACGGCTGTTACGCTGGCGCAACCCACGGCGCATGACGGCGCTGGCGGCTATACCGCTACTGGTTCGACAATCAACTACATGATTGTACACCCGTCCGCTGTCATGCAGGCTAATCTGCTTGCAACGCCGCGCATTTTCTCGCCGCGTGAGAATCAGCAGGCTAACGCTTGGATGTATGACTTCCGTCAGTATCACGGCGTTTGGGTCAAAAACAACAAGAAGAACGGAATCCTTGTGTCCGCTCCTGCCGTGGTGTCGGGCTGATAGGGATTAGTTGATTAAAGGGGGGGGCAAAGTGCCATGACCAATTTTGAAAAGCTAAACACCGTAAAGGTGCTGTTAGAGGACGGCGGCGCTTTGCCCTCTGATGCAAAGATCACAACCTACTTGGGGTTAGCGCAAAGCGAAATCCTTGAATGGATTTACCATCTTGTCGGCGGTGTGCCGGAAGATGTTACCAATGTTCCAACACGCTATGAGCCTACACAAGTCTATGCGGTTGTCGCTGGTTTCACGCAAGCTGGCGCAGAGGGAACCCGCGACCACTCCGAGAACGGCATCAAGTCGGCTTTTCGCTACTCCGATATGCTGGACTACATCCACAACAATGTGTTGCCTATCGTGCGCGTTGGGGCGGTGAGTACATTGTGAGAACGAGACAACGGATTGCACGGACTTTCTATTATCGGCTTTACACGGGGGAAGTTGAGATTGTCGATGATTACAACAATCCCACTGGGCAATATACAAAGACCTACGCTGACCCCGTAGCCTTCAAGGATAATATCTCACCGCCGAGCGGTGAGGATGTAATTGAGATGTTTGGCGCATTGGAACGCTATGACAGAGTTATTCAGACGTGCGATATGGCATGTCCGATTAACGAAAACAGCGTTTTGTACATCGACACAGTTCCGACACAAGGTGCTGACGGCGTGTGGAGCGCACATGACTACATCGTGAGCCGCGTTTCTCCGAGCGTGAACACAATCCGCATTGGTTGCACTAAGGTGAATGTGTCAAACAAGGGGCAAGGTGTTATAAGTGCCTAAGACCATCAAAATGACACTGAATCCGCAGAGCATTGGCATGGCGGTTGCTGAACTGAAAAGCTACTCGAAGTCTCTTGAAACAAAGCTGGAACTGATTGTGCAACGGCTTGCATCCTTAGGGCTGGAGGTAGCAAGCGCTGGATTTGAAAGCGCAATCTATGACGGCGAGAACGATGTTGCTGTCAGCATTGAGGAAAAAGGTGCAACGCACAAGGCTGTTGTAGCCGTAGGAACAGCCGTGCTTTTCATAGAATATGGTTCCGGCTGTTATTACCCCGACACTCACCCACAAAAACCAGACGGAATAGTGGGTAGAGGTGAATATGGAAAATGTCACGGAAAGCAAAACACATGGGGTTATTACGGTGAAGCAGGAACGAACGGTGTAGAAATCACAAACCACAGCGATAAAAAAGTTGTGCTGACGCACGGAAACCCATCAAATCCGATTATGTACAACTCAAAAGAAGCCATGAGACAAGCCATACAAGAAATTGTGCGGGAGGTGTTTAGCCAATAAGCAAAATCAATTCTTGCGGTCTTTCAAGCAAGGATTACGCGAAGAGGTGATGCTTTATCATCGACATAGAAAACAAGGTCTTTTCCACGGTTGCAACCGCGCTCCGAACTGCATTTGATGGCATCTTTGTGGCTGGCGAGTACGCAGAAACACCGTCAAGGTTTCCCGCCGTGACTATTACGGAATCGTCCAATACGGTTATCACGAACAGGCGCACGGCGCAACAGATTGAGAACGGCGCAGCAGTGCTGTATGAGGTCAATGTCTACTCCAACAAGACAAACGGAAAGAAGTCAGAAGCCAAGGAGATTATGGCGTTTATTGACGAGCAAATGTCCAGTATGGGCTTTACGCGCACGTTCTTGAACCCCATTCCTAACGTAGTTGACGCTACGATCTATCGCATTGTTGCCCGATATACTGCGGCGGTTCTGCCGGATGGCAACGATACCTACCGAGTCTATGCCAACTAAAAGAAAGGATTGATTAGAAATGGCTGAAATTCGCATTTCTACTGCTGGAATCAAGTTCTACTATGCTGCTGAGGCGAGTGTTGGTGCTGGCAGACCCACGGCTATGAGCGCCTACACCGAAATTCCCGAAATCGTGTCTATTCCGGCTATCAACGAGACGCCGAACACTCTTGACGCTACTCCGCTTTCGGAGACTAAGAACCACATCTACATTGATGCTTTGTTTGATAGCGGCGGCGCTATTGGGCTGACGGCGAACATGAGCGATAGTTTGCTGACGCTGTGGAATGATACCATCATCGGTGCGTATGACACGGCTGTTGCGGCTGGCAAGAAGTTCTTCTTCTGCGCCGTCGTGCCGGACATGAGCAAGGCGTTCTATATCGAGGGCAAGCCCGCTCCTGTCGGTATGCCGTCAACCGAAGTTGATAGCGTGTATCAATGCACTCTGCCTATCGTTCCCACTGGTTCGATGGATTGGGACACCGCGCCGACTATCAGCGGCTAACAAAACAAGGGGGTAAAGAAGAATGGCTAAGATTGCTGAGGAACGTATCAAGCCTATCAAGATCACGGACAAAGAAAACGGTGCGGTCTACGAATTGGACTTCTGCCGCGAGAGCGTCCGATTCGCGGAGCAGCACGGATTCGACATTGACGAAGTTCCGAAATACCCTATGTTGAAGTTCCCCGAATTTTTCTACTACGCTTTCCGTATGCATCACAAGAATATGGCGCGTTCTCAGACTGACAAGCTGTTTGAGCGCCTTGGCGGGTATTCGCCTAACTTCCTTGAACGCCTTGCGCTTCTCTACAATCAGGCTTTGACCGCGAACAATGTGGTCGAGACTGACGAGGATATGGGAAAAAACGGGAATTTGGGTGTGGAGTTGGAGTAAAATCCGCTCCCACCCGTAACCCGTTGACCGCAACAGAAGTCTTTGAGCGTGATTTCCCGTACTTCCTATCAATTGGAATGACCTATGAGCAGTATTGGTACGGTGATACAAGGCTGACTAAAGACTACATTGAAGCTGACAAATACAGACAGCAACGCGAAAACGCCGCCGCATGGTGGCAAGGTGTGTATGTGTATAATGCTTTAACCTCTGCGCTGTCTGTATCTGAACTGTTTAGGGCAAAGGGGCATAGACCTACGCCCTACCCCGACAAGCCCTATGAAATTGTCAAGCGGGAGAAAACGGCAGAGGAATTGGAAGCCGAAGCCAAAGCTGAACGCTTGAAAGCTGTTGCTTATTTTGATGCTCTGAAACGCAAATGCAACAAGGGCTGACGGGCAAACACGGTGCAAGCCTCGTCGGCGGAAACGCTGGCGGGGCATTGTTTTAGGACGGTGAGAACATGGCTGAATATACCGCTGATAGATTGCAAATTGAAATCGAATCGTCCACGCAAAAGGCGACCGATAGCGTCAATAAGATGATTTCGGCGTTGAAGCGGTTAAAGGGAGCGACGAACAGGTTTAAAAATCCAATTGGCAGCGGAGCCAAGACCAGAAGCGCGGCAAATTCACTCAATGCAATGAAAAAAAGCGTTTCCGATATTGGCAAAACTGCAAAAGGCTCAACGTCAGCACTTAGCAAACTGTTTTCGTCCATCAAGCGAATTGCGTTTTACAGATTGATTCGCACGGTTATCAAAACCCTCACCGATTGTATTAGAACCGGCATTGAAAACGTCTATCAGTATAGTCGGATTATCGGTTCTGATTTCAAAGGTTCAATGGATAGTATAGCGTCAAGCGCTATCTATGCCAAAAACGCGCTTGGTACTTTTGCTGCTTCTATTCTGCAAGAGCTTGCACCATCAATCACGTTCATGCTTGATAAGTTTGTTGACCTTGTAAACGCAATCAATGAGGTTGTTGCGATTCTTCGCGGCAAGGATACGTTTACAAGAGCTGTCAAGGTCGAAGCCGAGTTTGCAAAGGCAACTGACCTTGTTTCAAAGTCCACGGGCGAAGCGGCAGACCAGATGAACCGTTTTCTTATGGGCATCGACGAAATCAACAAAACTGGCAGTCCTAATCTTGAAATAGGCAAAATGTTTGAGGAACAAGAAGTAAACCTCGACTTTGTTGGGTCGTCTGGTCGGCTTGAAGAAACGCTTGATAACGTCAAAAACACGGTGAGCGGAATCATCGACCTTGTTGGTGTTCTTGCAGAGCGTTTTAGGATTGCTTGGGAAACAAACGAAGTTGGAAAACACATCCTTGAAAACCTGTGGGATATCTTAAACGAGATTCTTGGAACGATTGATCGTGCAGTAGATATCACCAAAGAGTGGGCAAAAGGTCTTGACTTTTATCCTCTGCTTTCCGGGTTTGAAAAACTCACCGCTGCGCTAAAACCGTTCGTTGAGTTGATTATGAACGGTCTGCTATGGGCTTATGAAAACGTCCTTCTGCCAGTAGCAAAGTGGGCAATTGAAAGCGCGTTCCCAATAATGCTTGAAACAGCGGCTGCGGCAATTGAATTGCTGACAGAAGTTCTCAAAGCATTACAGCCTGTTGGAGAGTGGTTGTGGAACAATTTTTTGAAACCGATTGGAGAGTTCGTCGGCGATGTGTTTATCTATACGATGGAACAGATACGCGATCTGTTCATTGGGATTACGGAATTATTGCGCGGCGATATAACTCTTGGCGAGTTTTTTGACAAACTCACCATTGGTCAAGATGTCCTTGCTGGGTTTGCTGCTGCGCTTGCGATTGGGGGTGCGATAACTGGATTCTTAAAGGCAATTGCGCTGTTGGAAGTCGCTCTTACTTCTCCGTTTCTAAAAGTATCGCTTCTTGTCGGAGGTTTGACCGCGCTTGTCTACGCGATGGATCAGGTTGCCGCAAATTGGGGCAAGATGAACGGCGGTCAAAAGGTTATCGCTATCTTTGGTGCTTTGGCGGCTTCGGCTGGTATCCTCGCGGTTGCGTTGGGTGCTTGCCAATCGGCTTTGACTATGGGCATTGCGGCGATTGCTATTGTTGGTGGCGTTGCGGCTATCGCGGCGGCAGTGAGCGCTGCGACGCAACAGGCACAGGTTGATATCTCCAACATGAACGCGCAATCACTCCAAAGCCGAGGCAATCAGATGAAAGCGTATGCCACGGGCGGCTATCCGCAGAGCGGTGAGATTTTCCTCGCACGGGAGAACGGCGCAGAACTGGTTGGCAGTATTGGTGGGCATACGGCTGTTGCTAACAATGGGCAAATCGTCGAGGGCATCAGCGAGGGTGTTGCTTATGCGAACGCTGGCGTTATCGGTGCTATCAATCAGTTGATTGCGGTGGTACAGCAGATTGACCCAACTGTTGAACTTGATGGGCTAACGGTTTCGCGTGGTTTGAAGAAATATGAGCGTCAGGTGAACCGCGAATACGGTGCGCCGCTTGCGGTGGAGGTGGGTGTATGACATTTGCTATCGATGGAGTAGACATTACGCCATATATCGCCTACGGTGGGCTGAAATGGCAGAGAGCTGACGTTGATGGCAATAATGCCGGACGCACACTTGATGGAACGATGATACGCGATAGACGGGCTATAAAAATCCGTTGGGACGTGACGTGCAGACCGCTGACGAGTAATGAGGTATCAACCATCCTAACGCTGATACAACCAGAGTTTGTTTCGTTGGCTTATTCAAACCCGGTTACTAACAGCGTTTCAAGCGGTCAGTTTTACGCAAACAACTTCCCCGTGCAATTGGCGCATATCACTAGGGGCGGCGTTGAATACTGGACAGGGCTTACGTTCCCACTTGTGCAGAAGTAAAAACAGGAACAAGGTGAAGATATGGCGAATAGCGTAACCTATCTTGGCGAGACATATACTGATGAAGAAATCCTCAGCGGTTCTTTCAGCAAACACCGGTCGTTGTCTATGTCGGAACTGTCGGTCGATACGATGGAGATCACTATTCGTCCGCATAATCCGTTCGCCGGACAGTTCCAGCAGAACACACCGTTGGTGCAGTACGTTGACGGTTCTCAGATTGCTGTCTGGTATCTCCAAAGCATAGAGCGGTTGGGCGCTAATGTCTATAAACTAAGTGGGTTTTCTTCGTTAGGTAGACTGACACAGGTGACGCACTATGGCGGCATCTATGACGGCACGCAGACGGTCGCAGATGTGGTAGATGAAATCATGGGTGATGTGCCGTATTACATTTCCCCGGAATTTGAGAACATCGCTCTTTATGGTTGGTTGCCTATCGCAACTGCGCGTGACAACCTCCAACAGGTGCTATTCGCGATCAATGCGGCGTTGTGGACAGACGAACAGGGTGTTTTGTGTATTCAAAATCTGCCGAACAGCGCACAAGTGCAGATAACGCAGAGTGATATCTTCCAGTCTGGCGCGTCGGTTAAGTACGGCACTCCTGTTACAAAGGTGGTTGTTGTTGAGCATCAATACTTCGTTGGAAGCGAAACAAAGGAACTGTTTAACGGCACAGCAACCGGGAATCAACTTATCTCCTTTGATGAGCCAATGAGCAATCTTCAAGCAAGCGGATTGACAATCGTTTCCAGCGGAGCGAACTATGCTATTGTAAACGGAACAGGTGCGCTGACAGGAACGCCTTATGTCCACACTATGCGAGAGATTGAGCGTGCTGTCACGACAACCGCAACGGTTGAAAACATCGTCCGTGTCGAGAATGCAACACTGGTAGGACTAACAGCAAGTAGCGACGTGGTGCATAGGTTGGCAGACTATTACGCTTGTCGAAATGCTATTAACGTAGCTGTTGCACAAGCGTTTATCCAAGGCGGTGCTGTTGCGAATGTGTTTGACCCTTATGATATGGTCATGCGTTCCGCTTGCATCGACAGCGTACAAGTTAGCCTGTCCCACACGCCCAAAAGCACCATTTCTGCGCTAGTCGGATACACGCCATGGCAGACAGTACCGTTTGCGGACGAGCATGAATTGCTAACTGGCAATGGGACATGGACAGTGCCAGCCGGAGTAAACCAGATAATAGCGATATTGATTGGGGGCGGACAAGGCGGCCGAGAAGGCAAGCGGGGCGATGCGCCTAAAAAAATCGGCACTCAGAGTTACACAGACAGAACCTGGGTTCCGAACTATTATGTCACGATTAATGGGATTCGGACAGCGCACACTGATTTGACGTACGATGGCGCGGGCGAAGGTGGGCTTCCAGGCAATCCAGGCAGCGGAGGAAGTATCTTGAAGTCAATGATAAGCGTCACACCCGGACAGCAGATTAATTATAGTTGTGGTACGGGCGGTGCTGGGGCGTTGTTTGGCTCAGAGCAAGCAGGAGCGCTAGGAAGTGCGACTGTGTTCGGAGACTTAACGAGTGCGGACGGACAACAGCTTCCGAGTGGATTTTTTGATGTAACAACTCAAACTGTTTTCGGCAAAAGCGGTGAAGCAGGAATACAAGGTGGGAAAGGGTGCAGCTACGCGAACCAAGAGCCGCCACCGATTGTATTTAACGGGGTGTCTTATCACGCGGGAGCAGTAAACCTGGAACACCTCAGTGTGGGTGATTCAAGCACAGAATATGGGTCGTTCAATGCGACAAATTATTCTACGTTCGGCGGAGGCGCGGCGGCGGGCGGGAATGGAGCGAATGGCGATTATTGTTCACTA